CAGTTCCACCAGAAGTAACAGGAATCGCTGTGCCGTTGTAGGTAAGCGAGATGTTTCCTGATGAAGTAATCGCAGAACTTGCAGTCAAGAACGCAGGAGGTGTAATACCTACCGATGTGACCGTTCCCGCGCCTGTTACTGATCCCCACTTAACACCACTTGTCTGTGTTGAGTCAGCAATAAGGATCTGTCCGTCAGTGCCTACAGGAACGCGAATGTTCGTCGTTCCTGAGTTAGCAATGATGTCGCCCTTTGTCGTCGTTGGGGCTAAAGCATTAAACGCTGCGTCTTTTGAGCTTTGTCCTGTGCCTCCAGCCGAGATCGGAATAGACCCTGTTAGCTTTGTAGCCGCTAAAGATGTAATCCACGCAGGGTCGGCATAAGACCCGTTCGTATAGACACCGTTGGTTACGGTTGCTGCGTTGATATTCCAACTACCGCTAGCACCAGAACCCGATGTCGTGACAAATGCACCAGTAGAACCTACCGCTATGCCAAGAGCAGTTGCTACGTTCGTTCCCAGGCCCGTAACGCCCGATAGCGGCATTCCGGTTGCGTTGGTAAGGGTAATGCTCGACGGTGTCCCCATCGCGCCGTTGAAGGTCGTAAAGGCTCCAGAAGAACCTACGTTAACGGCTAAGGCTGTGGCTACATTAGTGCCTAGCCCTGAAACGCCTGTCGAGATTGGAAGTCCTGTCGCGTTAGTTAAGGTCGCAGCAGAAGGAGTGCCAAGGTTAGGGGTTGTCAGAGAAGGTGAGGTTGCACGTACAGCGTCGCCTGTACCTGTGGAACTAGAAAACGATAGATTGCCTGACCCATCTGTGCCTAAGACTGCGTTAGCAGAACCATCCGCGGAAGGTAAAACAAAGGCCGTGTTAGACGAGATAGTCGCAGGAGCACGAAGTTCTATGTAGTTAGAACCGTTATCTGCGTCCTCACCAAACCTTACGCGACCTGCGTTAGCCGTGACACCTGAGACCGTAAGAACATCGTTCGTTGTAAAGGTGTCGCCATCGAGTCCAGCTTGTTGATTCTTAAGCTGACTCATCAACTCCCGAATAGCGTTGTTGATGTTACTAGGCGCACAACCCTCGGCAATGTCGATACCGTCTATGTCGGTGTTATTGCCTGGAGTTGAGGAAAACTCAGAGATCTTTGTCTTTGCCATGTTTACTCCGCTAACAGCGACGGTGTCGCATACGCGCCTGCTGTGTACGATCCAGCACTTCTTGCACCTACTGCTGCGCCACCCGTAATCTGGTTAATCCTACGTTGTAAATTTGCCATCATGCTATCGTCTTGCAACGCCCTTCTAACAAGGTCAGGATCTGTTTGTACAAGAATCTTGGCAACCTGCTCGCGCTCTGCTTCTGAAAGATTCTGTGTTTTGCTACTTAGGATTTTACGGGTTACGTTCAACAAAGCGAAGGGATCAAGCCTCGCGGCGTTAAATAACTCTTGAGCAGAAACGTCTGATCCTATTCTTTGAGCCTGCAACATGCTTGCCGCGGTTTGAGACCCACCCAAGACATTTGTAGCCGTTTTCTGAGACTGCGCCGCCAAACCGACTTTTCTCTCAAGTTCGGCTAAAGAGTCTTGTGGATATATCGCTTTTACGATCTTGGCTTCTTTGCTTTCAGGATCAGCAAGCGTTGACATCAAACTCTTACGCTGACCCGTGGTGAACTTGTTACGAAGGGCATCCATAACACCAGACCTGTAAGCCTGTAATTGCTGTGGATTGTAGTTCTGGATCTCTAGTTCGACCTGATCTGCGCTTTTAGTGAACGCTTTCCTACCCTCGGCAAAAGATTCTCTGGTTTGCCGCAATGCTTGCGCTCCAGCCCTGGCTCTAGCCAATGGTGGCGAAGCCACATCTAACTCACGTTTGATCGCACCTTCCAGGTCAGCAAGGATGCCGCCGTAATTACCTTGCCCAGACCTGTAAGCCTCGGCAGCAGCATCTCTGAGCGAACGTCTTGCAATCTCAAAGTCTTGAAGCGTCGCACCTTTATCAAACCTTACGTCACCGTCTACAACCTCGAAAAACGCTTTCTTTCCTGTCTGCGCTTGATAGTCACGGTTGATATTTTTAACTACGTCAGGAACCCGCTTTATAGCCTCGCCAAAGGCCAAAGTAAGTTCTGGCGATATAACACCGCCCTGCTGAAACGCAGCCTCATAGGCCTGCCTTTCTGCCGCCCGCGCTGCGTCATCGCTCATCTTCATTTGACGTAAAACACTTCTATTAACGCCTGGCGTTAAATCAGCCTGCAATTGTCTTTGCGCTGTCTTTCGGAACTGCTCTGGCCTTACCGTTAAAGCATCACGAATAATGTTTCCTGCCCCACCGCCTTGAGAGTACATAGCCCTTACAGCGGTTCTTAGCGTCTCATTCTCAGCCATGATTTCGCCGCGAGCAATTCTTTCGACAATCTCATCGTTGGTCAAACCGCTTGTCTTGGCAAGACGCTGGATTTCTGTTTCTACTGCCCTGCTACCGCGCCCGCCCATGTTGCGCCTAGCCCAGTCTGTAACCCTGTCAGCAGTAAATCCAATTCCCTCTAAACCTTTCTGAAAAACAGGCCCAAGAACAGCACCTGTTGCAGCACCGGTAAGACCTCCGGCAGCGCGTTGAGAGAGATCACCCTCTGCTGATAAAAACCCAGAGGCCAAACCTTGAGCACCGCTAGATGCTATTGACCTACCAAGCGTTGCAGGAACAGACGCGCCTCCAGTAAAAGGCGCAAAAGCCAAACCCGTTCCGGCAGCACCTAATAACTCAGTTGCTGTTGATTCGATGGGGTTTGCTTGTTGATAGGCTTTGATCTTGGTTCTGATCTCGGCCAAGACTTCGTCATACGGCCTGCCAGTCCACTTAGAGACTATGCCAGCCTCCATTTCATCAGAACCACCCATCGTAAGACCTTGAGCAAAAGACCGCATCCTTTGCGGAGCAGGTTCTTTTTGCGTTTGAGCCAGCGCAGCCTGATAAGCCTGTTCGTCTGTAAGCTCTTGCTCAGATTCAACTCTAAACCTACCCTGCCCAGGAATCTCTACACTGTAGGTGTTCATTAGGGCATCCTTGTAACTCTAACGCCGGATGGAATGTTACTCGGCTTTTTCTTCTCAGTCGCTTCCTCTTGTTTAATTTTTGACAGATCAAAAGCAGATATTTTTCTTCCTGGTAATGGCCTACCGCCTTCGTATTCCTCCAAAGAAGATCGAATGCTGTTGAAATCATCAATGATTTGATTGTTTCGCTTGATGAGCATTTCAGCAATCTTTGCCCTGCTGTTTGGATCATCAACAATCTTGGGGAAAGAATCATAAAGAATTGCAGATTCTTCTTTAGAGAACCCTTTAGCACCGCCCATTGCGCCCATGAAGTCAAGCGTAAGTTGGTTTGCTGTGGCTTGCGAAGTTCTTGTATTAGCCAGCTTCTCAGGGTCAACCTGTACGCCAAAAGATTGCAAGAATTGAGCTGCAGCAATTTGACCAGGGGCTAGCAAGCCCGTGTACATCCTTTGATTTTTGTTTTCTATGATTGACGCAAGACGTTGGTTTGTTTGGTCGGCAGAAACCGCTTGAGTCAGCATACTAGGATACTGTTCCCCAAATTTCTCCATTGTTTTGTTTGTGAGTTTTTCTCCAGGCATCACAAGTTTTGTTGAACTTGAGCTTTTTAATTCTGCCGTTCCCTTTAGAATTGCATTTCTTTGCTCTTGAGTGAGTCCAGCCACTTTTGCAGAACCGTACAATGATTTAGCAACAGTGGCCGCATCTCCGGTATAAGTTTCGCCTACTGCGTCCGCTATCTTGAATGAGGCAGCTGGATTATTTACATCGTAAGCAAAAGTCCCTGCATCAGTGGTAAATGTTTTGTACTCAGCGGGTTTTGCCCTTGCTGTAACCTCGCGCCCAGTTGATTCTTCAACAAGAGCTTCGCCAGCACCTAACTTAACTGTTTTTGGAGCTGTAAAAGATTGAATTTGCTGCCCAAGCGGTATCGCAACAGATGGAGACACGCCCGCAGCGGCAGCCCTTTGCAAGAATTGGCGAGGGTCAAACTGCGCTGGCCCTGTAGCTACAGACGGCGTTCTCATCTCCATGCGCTCAAGGTCTGTAAATTCTCGTTGAGGAGCAACCATTGCGCCTTCAATTAACCTAGGCAACGCTTGCTCTGCTCTTTGCTTCTTAGCCATTTCGCTAAGTTGCAAGCCCATCATCTTGTCCTGCACCGCTTGCTGCACCGCACCACGGTAGGCCTGCTGTCCGGACATTAACCCCTGACCGACAATCTGCCCGATATTCTGACGCTGTGCAGAAGGACCAGAGGCCATAAGTAAACCAATGCCCGTCCCTAATAGACCTTGACGCTGCGCTTCTTGGCGAAGCCTTTCTGCGTCGTCTGCCCCCATGAGTTGCCCCATGTAAGACGGTTGACTTCCAAACAATCGAGCTAAGTATTCGTCCATCTTGCCCTCACAACAGAGAGATGCGCTTGCGTTGCACTGGTTGAGCGAGCAACGAGTTGAAATCTACACCCTGCGGGACTTGTCCGCGCTTGATGCCTGGAGGAGGCGGTGCTTGCGGGGCTGACTGCTGCATCATATTCATGCCTTGCATACCCATACGCATAGCCGTAGGCGATCCAGAGGAAAAAGCCATTTTAGCTAACGGGCCACCAGCACCAGCATAAGTCGCAGAACCACCTGTAGACATAAGCCCAGGTAAACCAAACTCACCTGTCTGCGCTGCAAGCATTGCCGCCTGCTGTGACCCCATTGTCATCCCAGGCAAAGAACCGTAGGCAGTCGCTAGAAATGGATTAGCAGTGCCAGCGGCAGCGGCAGCAGTACCAGCAGATGCAGCGGCCTGAGAGGCGGCAGCAGCAGTAGCCATCTCAGCAGCAGCGGCAGCAGCAGCGGCTTCGGCTGCACCAGCAGCAGCAGTAGAACCGATAACCTCGGCTGCAATAAGAGGTTCTACGCCACTCACGACAACAGAGCCTTTCCTGCTAGTGCTGCACCAAGTACGCCTGCAAGCGGGTTAGAGTAACTAGGCGAAACCGTCTGCATCCCCTGTGGTGCACCAAAGGAAGATGAAAGGAATGACTGTAAGGCTGCGTATGGTGCTTGTTGTTGGTAGTTGAATCTTTGGATAGCGTCTTGTAGGGCTGCTTGTTGATAACTCTCTGCTGTCTGGCCCGCCTGAGCAAGTTGTGCAATGTCCGTGTAGTCCTGTGCAGCCAAACCTGGAGCAGTACCGATTGCCGCCTGTTGCCTACCTCTTTCTGCTTCGTAAAGGTCAAGCCCCATACCGAGTGCTTGTTGCTGTCTAGCCCTCTCTGCTTCGTAACCGGAATAACCCAACTGTGCAGCCTGCCCTGCAAGCGCGTTAGCAAGTGCGCCTTGTGCGCGTTGCTCTTGACTCATAAGGGCTTCGTTGGTTCCGTAGCGTCCGGCCTGAGAAGCACGAGACCGCATCTGGTTGATTGCGTCTTGGTACTGAGTCGTTGCTGCTTGGAACCCAGGCTGTAAAGCAGATGTGTAGTACGGGTTCTGTCCGAGATAACCACCTGCAACCGTGTTAGCTAAAACGGGACTTGTTGCTCCTGCCAAAGTCTCAGCACGAGAACCACCGAGTGTCGTTGCTAACTGCTGTTGCGCTAAAGGTACAAGCGGATTGCCTTGCATAGCCCTTGTTTGCATCGCAGAGAGCGCAGATTGCGTCTGCTGAGACGGGCCTACATAGGTTGCTCCCGTGTAAAACTCAGGAGTTCCTGTTTGATAGAGTCTTTGCGCCTCGCTTAGTCCGTACTGAACATAAGGACGCATTGTCGGGTCAAGTTCGGTTCTCGTAACCGTGTTTGTCGTACCGCCAGCCATGTTAAACCTCTCTCACCCACTTACGGGGTCTAAAACCTAACGCCTTAGCCTTGCGATCCCAGCCTTTACGCCACGAATCAAAGCTGATAGTTTTCGCGCCACCACTTCTCGCAATGCCGAGAACATGATCCAAGCCTGCACGACTATCTCCCTTGCCATAAGCGCACCAAATATGCAAATTATCGCCGATAGGCTGCAAAACAACAAAGCCCACAACAGAGTTATCCTCAACAAACACCCAAAGAAGTGATCTTCCCGTAAAGCAGTCCGAGTAAATGTCTTCAGGTATCCACGATTCTGGGCTCTTCTTAAGAATGACTTCCAATCCTGGCTTGATGTACTGCCAGACATTTCTTAGCTCGTCTTGTTTGATGTATTGCACATTCATCCGACCACCACATAGCCGTATGTCATATCAGACGTTGAATTAGGATAGTGCGTAACAGTCGCAGAACCGTTCGTTACGCTTGAAACGTAAACCAATGGCCCATCAGAGATGTGTTGCATCGTCAGAATAACCGACGGTGTTGCCGGTCTTGTCGGGCTTGATTGTGTCCCTATGTACTCTAGCCTTACTTGTGTGCTTGTTGCGGCCCAGATAAGTTCAACATAGTCATTAGCCGCGAGATCAACAAAAAGGTTAAGCGCAGCAATCAAGTGCCCGTCTGTTCCGCCGTGAGAATTAGGAATCGAGAACTGAGAATTGGAGTTAGTAAGGTCAGTGCCGTTTTTTCTTAGCCACAAGTCAGCGTCTTGGATCTGCGTGTCAGCGTTTGCAAACTGCACAGAAAACTGAAGGTTGTACTTCCCAGCCGCCCTGACGTTAATCCGACTTGAGTTCGATAAGTAGACGTTGTTACTTAAATCCGTATTGGAAAACGTGACTGCATAGGATGCCGTAGTGCTTGCAGCCGTTTGGTCGTTAACGTCGAAAAACGAGCCGTAGGGCAGTCCACTCACATAGGCAGCAGCAGAGTAAGGGATAAGAATAATCTTGCTCTCTACCCCTATTCTCGCGTCTGTTATCGTGGTTGTGGTGGCGTTTCCTGTATTGAGCGTTACCGTTCCGGTGTTGTTGGTCTTACCGTCCATGATGCCACGGACAATTTCGGCAACGGCTCGTTGATCGCCACCAAACGGAGGCAGCGTCCTGAAGATCATCGCATACCCTGCGGAACGATAGTTACATCTAAACCAACCGCAGACGACCAAGACCCAGAAGGTATTGCTTTGATTCGGTGATAAGTTCCCGCTGAGCGTAATCCGATGCGGTTATCGTCGTTGCTCGTGTAAGTAGAACCCGTGAAGTCTGTCTGTTGGTTTAGCCTGCGTCTTGAATTGACCTGTACAGAACAAGTTCCGCTATCAATGACAGGTCGAATCAGTGTCATCACTGAAGGCATGTCGTTCAGAGATAGATCCGGTGTAACGATATTCGCTGTTAGGTTAGAACCAGAAAACGCAATGATCTTTGCGCCTAATGTCCCTGTTAGCAGGGTCGAGGTCACCGTATAACCAAAGGAATCGAGGCTTGCAGGAAGCGAATCAAGACCACCAAAAGAGTCTAGTTGCTCTAGGGTAAGACCTGAAGACGAAGTTGTGGTGATCGCTGTAGACGAAGCAATGGTATCTGCGTTGATCTCAGCGTACGACCACTTAGAGAGGTTAAAGTTGTAGATCAAAAGCGCAGTCGTTTGGTCTACGGTCTTGAAACACCATATAACAAGGTTCTTAAGCGGGTCTACAGCAGCAGACATCGTAGATAACTGCGATATGTCCACGGTATTGAAAAACCATCTATCTACCTTCTCCACCGAAATAGACTTAACTTCCTGTCCGTTCGTGACATAAAACCCGTCGTCAGACAAAAAGAAGCTCGATCCAGCGTACTGAATGACTGAGTTGGGCTCCATACAACCCAAACCCCTCGAAATCGTGTCGAACTGGAATACAAGTGGGCTTCCAACGTAGGACATACGGACAACCGCACGATCCATGAACACGATGCCGTATTCACCGCCCGTCAGACCCTTAACGTGTCCACCGTCTGGTATGTCCTGGTAGTCCGCTTGTGTTGTTGCGGCAGGAGTCCAACTTGTCTCGTCTCCTAACGCGCACCATTCCACGCGATTGGGGTAGACCGTTGAACCGTTGTTAAAGCCAGCAACTACAAAGTCCCTGACCGTTGTGACATACCTGGACTTAGGCGCAGCAGCACCAAGGTCTGCAAATAGGGTAGACGAACCCATGAGATAACCTTGAAGCCTGTCGCCTCCGTTGGCCGCGATCACTCGATTGCCAAACTGAGTAAAACGCCACTTCTGATCTGATGGTGTTGTATACCCTCCAGACTTAGAAACATCCGAAAGGTTTAGGTTAGTGCCTAGCTTAAAGAGTTTTGTATCACCGCCAGCAAAGACCGTTACCGCCTCGTCCGGAGCAGCCGCAGCAGCAACCGAATTAAGCGTTTCTGAAGCCGCATTGCTCCATTCACTAGGCGAAGATAAAGGGCCATAACCTACCTGCTGGGGTATGACGTTCTTGGCATCAACCAGAGCACCTGCTACCCCTGGCTGATCCGGCAACCAATCACCAAAGTTAATTCTCATCGCTTGGCAAGCGTCATGGTTAGAGGAACACCGGAATACTGGCCTTCCTCGTCTGAACGCGTGAGAGCAGCAATAGCGCGATCATAAAGCGCACCCCAGGTTTGTAGCCTAGGATCGTTCATAAGATAAGGTTCAGCCTCGCCTAGCGACCCGTAGAGGAGTGCATCCGGACAGGTCGTAATCCAGAGATTTGTCGGGGCCGCTGTAGATAAAAAAGCAGGAGCCGCGTAGTAGAGGATCTTGATGTCGTAATTGCTGTCAGGAATTGGGGCAAGTTGAATCGTAGACCCAAGGATGGTGTAGAAAGCCGGTACACCACTTTGGTTCGTCCTACCGTTCCGAATAAAGATGCTCGGCGTTGCGAACGTAATAGGGAAGTCGGGGTCAGAGTCAACGTACACATCCCTTGCTTGCAGGAAGTCACTAGGGAGGTTAATTGTCGCGACTCCACCGGTCGCCGTAACCGATGTTTGCGTAAGCATTTCGCGCAGGCGAAGATCTCTACGGAGTCGAATCTCTGCGAGTTGGATGAAGTCAGGGATCGCGGAAGTAAGATCATCTCGTGAGAGATAATTAGCTATCGTTGTTTGCAGATTGCCGTAACTGTTTAGGGCCATATTCGACATCGCTCCATCGGTATTCGTGCGTCCCGATGTGTCCTATTTCGAGGCTCAATTCGTGATCCACGAAAGTCTTAATCCCGTGATCTAGGGCTTTCACGCAAAAATGCACATCTTCGCCAATTAGACCACCCGCCCCCCATACTACATCAAACCAAGGTTGCGGCATAGCCTCAAACACAGACTTATGGGTTAGCACAACCCCAAAACCTACAGCAGTCACCTCTTCGATACCCTTCTTGCCTCGACTCTCGATCTTCTCAAAGATCTCTTTATCTT